ACAGTTTTAGGTGTCCCAATTTGGGAAAGTATTACTATTGGTAGAATGATAGAATATTTAGGAGATGATTTAATAGATATAAAACAAAATAATGATTGTTATGGTGGATATATTATTTTTTTTAAGAAGAAGCATATTATAAAAACAGAATTAGCAGATGCCCTTTGGGAAGCTTGTAAGTATAAATTAAAGAAATGAAACTAAACATAATATTAAAAGTATGAAACAAACAATAACACAAAAAGTATATAATAATATGTTGGCTGATGTTATTTTGAGTGATTTGAAAACTGGTGAAGAATTAAAAGAGTTAGAGATAAAATGGGAAAATAAATTAAAAAGAGATTGGAATAATTTTATAGATAAACAAAAACTATTTTTTTGTAATACTATAAAAATTAAAGATATAGAATATCCAGATAGAGGAATGATAGCAGATTTTACAGAAGGATATAAAGATATAAAATATGATTGTGAGGGTTCAATTTGGGATGTTGAATGGGGAAAAGTTAAGTTAATTTTATCTAAGATTAAATAAAATAAAAGATATTAACCAAAATATATATGAGTAAAGGTGGAAGACCTTTTGGTAGTAAAACAAGACCGCAGATTAGACAGTTTATGAATGATGATGATATTAGAGATATAATGGCGGTTGCAATAAATAAAGCTAAGAAAGGTGATGTAATAATGGCTAAGTTTTTGTTAGAGCAGAACTTTGGTAAAGCTCCACAACCAGTTATTGGTGAGGATGGAAACATTTTACAAGTGATAGTTAAACCTTATGAAAGTGGAGACAAAGACAATAAGTCTGCATAAGTATCAAGATGAAGCTATATTTGCTAAAGAAAGGTTTGTAGCTTTAGTAGCAGGACTTCAATCTGGTAAAACTATTGCTGGTTCTGTTTGGAGTAGAATAATGTTTGATAAGTATCCTGAAGATAGTGGCTTAATAGTTGCTCCAACTTATAAGATTCTAACGCAAAGTACAATACCTAAGTTCTTTGAGATTAATCCTGACCTTAAGAAGTATTATAAGAAAGGAGATAATGAAATAGTAATACCTAACAGGGGAACTATCTTTATTAGGTCAACAGAAAATCCTAATGTAATTGAAGGTATGACTTTACGCTGGGCTTGGGCAGATGAAGCAGGACAAATGAAACTTGATGCTTGGATTAACTTACAGGGTAGACTTAGTATATTAAAGGGAGATTTGTTTATAACAACTACACCTTACACGCTTAATTGGCTTTATACTGATTTCTATAAGGCTTGGCAGAATAAAGTACCAGAGTTTAAAGTAGTCCAGTTTAAGAGTAAAGATAATCCCTATTTTCCTGAAGAAGAATATCAAAGAGTTAAATCTACAATGGACGCCAGGACTTTCAAGCGTAGATATGATGGATTGTTTGAGAAAATGGAAGGACTTGTTTATGATGATTTTAGTCCACAAGATATAATAGCTCCTGTCCCTGGTAAGTTTAAAGAAGTAATAGGTGGTATTGATTGGGGTTATAGTCATCCAGCAGCCATAGCAGTAATAGGAATAACACCTGATAATGATTACTTTGTAATAGACGAATATTATAAGTCAGGTAAGACTACGAGTGAGATTATAGAACGATGTAAGTATTTCCAAAATGAATATAAGGTTAGATTTTGGTATCCTGATCCAGCAGAACCTGACAGATTAGAAGAAATGAGAAGAGCTGGAGTTAGGTTTAGAGAAGTCTATAAGGGAGCAGGTAGTATTATTAAAGGAATTGATTGTGTTAGAGACTTAATAAGGCAGAATAAGTTTAAGGTTTACAATACCTGTAAATATATCCAAGAAGAGTTTAATTTATATGCTTATCCTGATATAGACAGCATAAAGGATAAAGAAGACCCAATTAAAGAGAATGACCATCTGATGGATGCTATAAGATATGCTATTTATACTTATAAGCCAGAACCATTAAAACCACCAATAATTTATAATTATGGGGAAGAAGTAAACCCCGCAAGATAATATGTTTAAAGCAAAACTAACAATAGGTCATAAGTATTATGACACTAAAAGAGAAGAGATAAAGGCAGAAGGTAGCACTCTTATGAAAGCTCTTGGTAGATTAAAGAAACCAGAGTTTATTAAAACTCCTGGTATGTTAGAAGTAAAGTATAAAGGAAAGAAAACTAATAGACATATGAATATCCCAAGAATGAATAGATTGTTTCACGAAAAAGACTATTACAGAGAGATATTAGCTAAGAACTTATTATTATTTCTTAAATAAATGAATAACCAACCAATAGACATCTTCGAATATATAACTAAGGAAGAAACTAAATATCAAACAGCTGTTAAGATTATTGATGGTTGGAATTGGTCAATGAAGGAGCATATAACTACTTCCATATTCTATAAGAATGGGCAACTAACTACAGGTAATGATGTAAACAAGCCAGTAAAAAACATAATCCTTCCTATTCTTAATTTAGAGTATAGAGCAGAAGATATAGACGTAAAGGATATTATGCTTTATGTAGATGACCCTAATTTATATCATCTCTCCTTTCTTGTTAAAAAGTATCATGATGATGTGTTTGTAGTAGAGAATGATATAGATACTTTTATAGACGAAGAGAAAGAAGAAAACATAGACTTGGGAGCAGTATTAGTTAAAGATATAGATGAAGCTAAGCCTGATATTGTTCACTTACAGGACATAGCTTTTTGTAATCAGAACGATATTCTTAGTAGTCCTATTGGAATACTTCACTTATATTCTCCTGATGAGCTTAAAGAAATGGAATCAAGGGGTTGGGGTGAAAAGGTTAATGGAGCAACCAATACGATTGATGAAGTTATTGAGTTTGCTCTTAATGATAAAGGAGATATATCAGGCAAAGACATTAAGATTTATGAAGTTCACGGAACATTACCTGATAACTACTTACAAGATCAATATAAATATACAGAAACTAAAACATATTCAAGACAATTCCACGTTGTTTGCTTTTATAAAGATGATAAGGGAGATAGAAAAGGAATGGTATTATTCAGAGCTAAAGAAGATAAAAGTCCTTTTAAACTTGATAAGAGAGATAAGATACATAACAGGGCTTGCGGTAGGGGTGGAATAGAAGAGTTATTTGAAGACCAAGTATGGATTAATTATACTCAGATACAGAAAAAGAACTTATTAGATGCCGCTTCTAAAGTTATTTTACAGACTGATGATGACCAATTACAAGCTAGACATCCAACAGGCTTAAAAGGAATGAAGAACCTTGAGATATTAACTGTAGATGATGGTAAGAAAGTAGGTCAAGTTGATAGTTATCCTCGCAATATAGCTTTATTTGATAAATGGGATGAAGAATGGTTAGACCACGCTAGAAGCACAGGAGCAGCTCAAGAAGCTATTATGGGTGAAGCTCCTAAAGCTAATACTCCGTTTAAGTCGGTAGAGTTTCAATCAGCAGAGAGCCATAGCTTACATAATTATCGTATAGGTAAACACGCTAAATTCTTAGAAGAAATATATAGAGATTGGTTTATTCCTTATATTATTAAGCAGATTACTAAAGGAACTAAGTGGCTATCAACTTTGGAACTTGATGATATGCAGAAGATAGCTGAAAACTTATCTATTAAAAGGTCTAACCAAAAGATTGTAGATAAAATACTAGCAGGTGAAATTATAGACCCAGAAGAGATAGAAGCGTTCAAGGAAGAAACCAGAGAAGAATTTATGAAGGACAATAAGAAGTTTATTGAAATTATAAAGGATGAGTTTAAGAACGCACCTATAGCCGTAAAGATAAATATTAGTGGTAAACAAAAGGATATGGCAAGTTATACAGACAAGTTAGTCAATGTATTTAGACAGATTATAGGTTCAGTAGACCCTAATACAGGACAGAGTGCCTTAGATGACCCTAAACTTTCCAAATTATTCAATGAAATAATTGAAGGAGCAGGATTAAGTCCAATAGATTTTGGTTCAACTCCTAAGAAGCCACAACTTCAACAACCAGCTCAAATACCACAACAAGAAGCACCAATTAATAATTTAACTCAACAAGTATGATTGACAATTTAAACAAAATAGAAGAAGTAGCCATTAAAAAGTTTCTTAATAACAAAGCGATGGTAGGGGCAGTTAAAAAGGTTCTTTTAGCAGACATTTATAAAGTAGGTAGAGTAGAACAAGATAAGGAACTAGAGCCAAGAAAAAATTGGGTATATGGTTTAATGATGAATGAAGCAGGTCAAGATTTTAAGATAAGCAACGAAGAGTTAGGTGAAAAGGTAAAGACTATTGTTGAAGGAACAAGAGCAATAGAACTTGCCTTTAAAGAAATGGAAAAACTAATTGAAGAACCAGTTAAACAAATAGAAGAAACCAACGAAGCAAGATAATAATTAACATAAAATTATGAAAAAAACAATTATCATTTCAAGTATAGCTTTATTGCTAGTGGTCGGAATAGCAAGTGCTATGACTTTGAACGGAACACCGACAGAAATTAAAGAACTTGTAGGACAAGTAGAAATCGTTGAACCTGAAACAATGTTTGGAGGTCAATCAATTATATCAGCTTATCCTGTTGATTTAATTGGAACTAGAGTAGGAACTACAACTACTTCTGTTGATTTCAATACAACAAGGACAGGTGGTCAATCAGCATCTACTCTTTATCCTATTAAAGTTGGGCATTTAGTAAATGGAGCTATTTATACAGTTGAAGCTACTCTTGCTTCTACTACAGGAAATAATCTAACTATGACCTTTTTAGCATCTAATGATAATGATTGTGATACAGCTTCTACTACTACTACAATGGCTGATACTATTATAATTAGCGACATTAATTGGTTTGATATTAGTGATCATTTAACTAATACTGTTCACGATACTGCTTGGACTAATGCTTCTTCAACTTTAGTATGGACTGACCCAGTGGCAGAAACAGGTAGAGAAGCTACTTTAGAAAATCTTAATTATGAATGTTTAGGATTAAGAATAAGTGGTTCATCTACTTCAGCTTGGGTACAAATTATTACTAATCAAGATTAATAATTAATATAAAACATTATGTTATTTGACAAAAAACTACCTTCACTTCAAGATAAACAAATCTTAGAAGCTGAAGCGGAAAGAAAAACAAAAAGAAAAAAAGAGGAAGTAGTCGTAACCTCTTCTAAAAAATCAAAATCTAAAAAATATGGCAAAAAGAAAAGAAAATAAGATTTTATATGGAATAATTGCTATTGTTGCTGTTTTCGCTGTTAGTGGTATTGCCACTGCTTATTCAATGAATGTAACAAATTATTTTAAGGGCGACCAAATTATTAACGAGGCTGTTCAATTTACTCCAAAAGAAGCAACTCTTGGAGCTTTTCCAGGTCCAGATTTATATAGCGATATAAGAATACACGGTAATTTGACTACTGGTGGTTCAGTTTTGGCTACATCAACGACAGGAATAGCTACAACTACTTTAGCGTTTGCTGATTTGAATAATTACAACCAAATTGACTTATATTCTATTGGGGTTAATTACGAGTATGTATTACCAGCCACAAGCACAATGACACAGATTTTACCTGATATCGGTGATTATAGGTCTTGGCTAATCCATAATGTATCAACTACAACAACTCTTAGAATTGTTGCTGGAACTGGAACTGACTTAGTAGATATAGATAAATCTACTTCGGTACTTGCTGCTGAGTCTTGGGCGAAATTAGATTGTTGGCAGATTTATTATAGAACAGCAAATAATTTGAATTTTGCTTGTTCCTTAGATGAGTATATTGCTGCCGATTAAAGGTCGTAAATAATTAATTATAAAACTATGAAAAGAAAAATTAACAATGGAATATTCTACGTAGTAATTTCATTGATTGCTGTTTTGGGAATAGGTAGTATAGTAGCTGCTTATTCGTTAAATACCACTAACTATTTTGAAGGAGACCAGATTATTAATGAAGTTGCACAAAATATGCCAGAAGAAGTTAGTTTAGGTGGGTTTCCTGGACCAGATATGTATAGTGATATTCGTATTCACGGAAGTCTTACAACAGGCGGAACAGCGTTAGCAACATCTACTTCAGGAACATCATCAACCTTAGAAGCCTCTGATTTAATAGAAAATAGTCAGATTGATTTTGTAGTTAATACTGCTTCTTATACTCTTACATTACCTGCAACCAGTACTATGATGCAAGTTTTACCTGATGTTGGAGATAGTAGGGCGTGGATAATTCACAATGCTACTTCAACAAGTGGTATAGTTCTTACAGTAGTCGCAGGAACAGGAACAGATTTAGTTGGTATAGACACTAATGTTGATACTATCGCTTCTGAGGGCTGGGCAAGATTAACTTGTTCCAAGATTTATTACAGGACAGCTAACAACTTAAATTATATGTGTGCTATGGAAGAATATATTGAAGCAGATTAATAATTTATTATAGGTTATCACACCTTTAAAAGTGAAATAGTTATAATTCTTTAAAAATTATTAAGGTTATCATTCCGACAAAATGAAACCATTTATCATTATGGAAGAAGAAAAAAATGAAAACCAAGAAGAAGAAGAATTGGAACTCCCAGAAGTCGCTGAGGGTGAAGAAGACACTACTGATTGGAAAGAACTGGCACTTAAACAACAGGGGATAAATAAAAGGAATAAAACTAAAGGAAAGAAAATAAAAGAGGAGTTTGAAGAATATAAAAAAAATAATCCTTCTAAAGAACCTGAAAAGTCAGAACTTAAAAAAGAAGAAAAAAAATCAGATGAAATTACTCTAAGTACTGGTGATAAAGCTCTACTTAAATCTTATAAGGATATTAAAGGAGCTGACGAATTAGCTTTATGTGAGAATTGGATAAATAAATATCAAAGCACACTTGAAGAGATGTTAGAAGATGAGGTCTTTGAAGCTAAACTTGGAAAACTAAGAGAAGCTAAAAAGGTTAAAGAAGCTACTCCTTCAAGTTCTAAGCGTTCAGTTGGTTCTGATAATACTGCTGTAGATTTCTGGTTGAATAAACCATTTGGTGAAGTTCCTCAAGAATTAAAAGCACAAGTTTTAAATGCTCGTCTTGAAAAAGATGAACAAAAATCAATGTTTGGAAAATAATTTTGTTTGGTAAAACAAAAAAATGGCAATCCCAAATACATATACGACCAGTGGTGGCGACCCGTCAAATGTCGGTGTCTATCCAATGGAATGGGAGACTAAGCTACAAGAAAGATTAAACAAACCATTAAACTGGAAAGAAGTTTGCAAGGTTTATTACTCTAATACTTATGGTATCAATGCTCCATATATGTCAACGGAATTTTCAGCTCAAACTGGAACACGTGGTTGTTCTTACAGTTTTTCTGAATTTACTTTGACTAACGACCAACTATTAATTAATACACAGAAAATTGCTCCTGTCGCTATTGATAGAGCTGATTTATCCCAATGCACATTAGCTTCTCAAATGGAGATGGCTGATAGGCAGGGTTCAGTTCTTAATGAAGAAATTGAAAGTGCAGTTTTAGGTGGTTATGGTGGTTGGACAGACTTAGGTATCACAGGTGGAAAAATTACTTCAGGTGAGACAACTAAAATTGTAGTTACTACCTCTAATATTGATGATATTATGAGAGGTTTGAAACGAGTAATTGGTGAAGCTAATGGACAAGCTATTGCAGACCGAAATGGCTTGTTTATTGTCTGGAGGTATGAAGACCTTGAGAAATTAGAAGCATTTGCTCAAGCTAATGGATTTAATCTTGCTGATACAGCATTAAAGAATGGAATTAAGAGTGGTTATCATTTCTTCGGAATGGACCACTATGTATCTAATTCTCATACCGCATACCATCTAATGGGTGGAGTTAAGAAAATAATGCAACTTGGTATTCTTAATTCAACTTATGGAAAGATTACTGTTCTACAAAGTCCTGCCTCTGGTGTGACTACGTATGGACCAATCTCTTCTGTTGGATTAGAAGCTCGTGTTGATTATGGAATTAATACTCCTACTGGTTTGGTAACGTTAGTTTACGATATTAATGTAGAATAAATCTCTATTATACTCTGCTCGTTTACACGGGCAGGGATATGCTAAAGATAGCAATAGGTGTCGCTTCGCAAGGAACGATACATACAAAAACAGCCTTTTCTATTATTGAAACAGTAAGGCTTAATAAGGATATAGAATTTTTACCTATCTTCCGTTATGGAGGCTACATAGCAGAAAACAAAGCTAAGATAGTTGAAACAGCTCAGAATTGTCTTTGTTCTCACGTCTTTTTTGTAGACCACGATATGGTATTTAAACCTCACGTTTTAGCAAAACTCTTATCTTATGATAAGGATATTGTTGGAGCTATGTATAACTACCGATACTTACCAAGAGAACCAATGCTTAAATACTTAAAGGAAGATGGAGATTGGACTGCTAAATTAGAAGAAAGCGTTATTAAAAAAATACCTGATGAATTGTTTAAAGTAGGAGCAACTGGTGGTGGTATGTTATTAGTTAAGATGTCTGTTTTTGATAAGTTGAAACGCCCTTATTTCCCAATGGAACAAGACGGAGAAGGAAATAGGGTAGTAACAGAAGATAGTGCATTTTATTTAAAAGCTCAAAAGTTAGGTATAAAAGTTTGGGTAGACCCCACGCTTGATATACTTCATGAAGGATTTTACGAATTTTAATATGAAAATAACAATAGCATCATTATCAAATAGAGGATTTAGACCAGAAACAGTTAAGTCTTTATTAGAACTTAAATGCCCTTATGAAAAAGAAGTTGTTATCGCCACGCAGGGTTATCATATAGCAGAGAATAGAAACTTTATAGCAATACAAGCAGTTAAGAATGGAAGTGATTATCTTTTTACAGTAGATGATGATATGATATTTCCGTCAGATACGCTTGAAAAGATGTTAGTTCATAAAAAAGATATAGTAGGCACAGCTTATCACCCACGATTTGAAATAGATAAAGATACCCACAAACCTTTAGATAAGACGCATATCATAACCTTAAAGGAAGAAGGTAAAAAAGAGTTATTTGAATGTGAAGCAGTAGGCACAGGAGTAATGCTTATAAATACTAAGGTATTTCATTTTATAGACCGACCTTGGTTTAAAATAACAAATCACGAAACAGGTTATACAACTATGGGAGAAGACTGGTGGTTTTGTTCTCAAGTAAGGAAAGCAAGATTTAAAGTATATTGCGACCCTACGCTGGAAATCGGTCATATAGGAACGAAAGTTTTTTAGTAAATTAATATAAAATTATGGCAACAATTATAGATTTAAACGCTGAAACTAGAGCTTTATGCGATGCAGATACAACAAGCTATCCAGCCGCTACTCTTTTGCGTAGAATAAATGAAGCTTATGAGAGAGTTGTTGGTTGGCTTATCCAAGCTGATGGCACTTGGGAATATGATGATAGCAATTATACTGATTTACCTATTGGCACTCAAACTTTAACAGAAGCACAGAGTGCTTATACTTTTAATGATAAGTTTTTACAGATTTTAGAAGTTCAAGTTATGGATGATGAAGGTAACTGGCGTATAATCCCAACAATAGACCAAAAAGAAATAGCTGGCGAAACTCCTTTAAGTGAAACTTATGAAACTGCTGGATTTCCACAGTTTTATGACAAGGTTACAGACGATACAATTAAGTTTTATCCAGCTCCTACGGCTACTAATGTTACTTTAGCAAGTGGACTTAAAATTAGATTTAAACGAACAGCCAGTGTTTTTACTTCGGCTCAAGTTACCACGGGAACTAAAGTGCCTGGTTTTGTCTCAACCTATCACTACATCTTAGCTTATATGGCTGCTATTCCTTATTGTATGAGTTATAAAAAAGATAGAGTAGGATTATACGAAAAACGGGTAGATGATATGAAAAAAGAACTTATAGACGCTTATTCATCAAGAGAAAAAGATACTCGTCATTTTATGACAAATGAGGGAATACTTTTTAGGTAGATATTGACAATTGAATAAGTTTTTGTTAAGATGGTTATATAATAATTAACCGTCAAGCCCATAGAACCCAGTTTTTTATTGGTATTGCTTGACGGTATATAACCAATAATTTGCTGGGTTTTATGGCGACAAAAATTTATGCCATTTCAAAAAGGACACAAAATTAATTTAGGTAAAAAGCGTTCGTTAGAAACGCTTAAAAAAATGAGCATTTCGCATAAAGGACAAGTTCCAACACGTGGTATGCTCGGTAAGCGTCATACTGAAAAAACTAAACAGAAAATGAGTGAAGTTAAAAAAGGACAAAAACATTCGGAAGAAACAATAATAAAAATGAAAAATTCTGCAAAGACTGGCAAAGAAAAGAAAAACTGGAAAGGAGATTATGCTTCATATAGTGCATTACATAAATGGATAATATTATGGAAAGGAAAATTAGAAAAATGTGAATATTGTGGGAAATTGGCTAATAAAATTAATAATAGAAGTAATTTAGACTGGGCGAATATAGACCACACCTATAAACGAAATTTAGACGATTATATTTCTTTATGTAAATCTTGCCATAAGAAGTATGATATAAAATATAATAATTTAAACATAGATAACTTTAAACATTCACATAGATAATATGGGAATAGATTTATCACTAACAGCAAAATCAAAAATAACTCTTGCTAAAGAAAGTAAAGACGTTGGTTTGACTTGGAATGACGCAGACTGGTCTTGGGATAGTGCAGATAGTCCTTGGAGCACACCTAAATATACTTTAAATAAAAGTGAAACAAAATCTAAATTAGATTTATCATTAACAAGCAAATGAAGTATTTAAAAACAATTTTAATCTCTTTAGTAGTATCTGTTATATGTATTGTAGGAATATTAGCTTTTGTTTATTATTATGTTCCTTTATTTCCTGTAAACCTTTTGGATGAGAATGGCGAAAGAATGTTAGGAACAACTATAATTACATTAAGTGGAACAAACACAATGAGTGATTTTCCAACTACTTATAATACTAATAATAGTTCTTTAAATGCAGGTAAAATGGAAATAAGCACTACTACCTTACCTTTGCTTACTACTTTAACAGGTCTTACTTCAGCTACTGCCTTAACATCAATAGGAACAATCGGAACAGGAATATGGCAAGGAACAGGCATAGGAGTAGGCTACGGAGGCACAGGAACAACTACACCAACAGATAAACAAATTATGATAGGTAATGGAGTTAATGGTTTTCAAGTTATAGGTTTTGGTGGGTCTGGGCAATTTTTAACATCAGCAGGTGATGGAGCAGTTCCTTCTTGGACTACTTCATCTATTGATGAGGCGGGAGTTTACAATTGGACAGGAGAGCATAGTTGGACAGCTACTACGACAATGGCTACTAGCACAATTACAGAATTAATAGCTAGTAATTTAACAACCGATAGTATTACACCGAATACAGCGACAACAACCTTAACTGGCAATTTTGATATAGTAGGAAACTTTGATTATTCAGGTTCGTTGTATACAGG